ATGTTCCAGAAGTTGAAGGACCAGGAGTTTTTGATTTAGAATTTAGTTATAGGTTTCCTGTAACACAACAAAACTCCGCAGTAAGAGTATTAAAATTTCCAGGCTATGCTACTAGAAACATAGTTGTAGATTACATATACAAAAGCTCACAGGTAAATGCAGTAAGAGAAGGTTCATTAGATATACTTGTTAACTTAAATGATAACACATCTAAAGTAACTGACAACTTTACATACCTTGGTGCTAGTGCATATGAATATAATGTTGAGTTTAGTGTTTCATTAACGGATGAAAACACAGACGGAACAAATGATACACTGGTTGTTTCAATGAAGAACACGACAACGAGTGACACAGGTGACATATTATTCAAAGTACATTACAAAACGTAATATGCCAAACAGAGAATACGAGACAAAACTCGTTAACTGGACTAACTTTAGAGAACAACTAGAGGTAAGTCTAAATCCTTTCCAGGAAGTAATTGATTATTACAACAAGATGCCAAGAAGTAAGCTAGGTGTTGACCCTTGGGATCAGACTACTTGGCCCACTCCATGGGAACTACTTGCTCAAAACAGCATTTGCGACTTGACAAACAGCTTGGGGGTGTGTTATACTTTACAATTAACTAATAGGTTTTCTCGGAGTGAGTTCGAGATACATATAGTTACGGACTACAGTAATGAGGAATTATGTTATCCTGTTTGCATTAACAATAATGTATTATGTTACAAATATAATGAGGTTGTTCAAAAGGCTGAATTACCCACACAATTTGTTTCACAACGCATTTATAAGATGCCGGCGTTACAATAAATACTTTATCATTACGAATACGAATTAAAAATTAACAGGAGCAACAGAGAATGTCAAATGGCGTCGGTATACACATCAAAAAACGCGACGGCTCAGTAGAGCCCCTGGACATTAATAAGATACACTTTGTCGTTGAAGAAGCCACGGAAGGCTTGACGGGTACAAGTGCATCACAGATTGAGATGACAGCTAACATTCAATTCTATGATGGAATGTCCACGGAAGAAATACAAGAAATTTTAATTAAAAGTGCAAACGATTTAATTAGTTTAGAGAATCCCAACTACCAGTATGCGGCGGCAAGGTTGTTGTTATATCCAATTTATAAAGAAACGTTCGGTCAATACAGTCCTGCTCCTCTTACAAAGATTATTGATAGAAATATTGAACGTGGTGTATATGATGCGTCAATCAAAGACAAGTACACTGAAACAGAATTAAAGCAATTAAACAAATACATCAAGCATAACAGAGATGAGAATTTTACATACGCAGGTCTAAGACAGATAGTAGACAAGTACCTTGTGCAAGATAGAAGCACAGGAGAAATATATGAGTCTCCACAAGTAATGTATATGATGATCGCGGCAACATTGTTTGCTGATTATCCAGAAAAAACACGTATGAGTTACGTAAGGAGATATTATGATGCGACCTCCCTTTTTAAAATCAATATCCCAACGCCAATCATGGCCGGTGTACGTACACCTCTTAGACAGTTTGCTTCGTGCGTTCTTGTTGATAGTGATGACACCCTTGATAGTATTTTTAGTAGTGATATGGCAATTGGCAGATACACGGCACAAAGAGCAGGAATAGGAATTAATGCAGGACGTATTAGAGCAATCAACTCTAAAATTAGAGGTGGCGAAGTAGCACACACAGGCCTGATTCCGTTTCTAAAAAAGTTCGAGTCAACTGTAAGATGTTGTACACAGAACGGAGTACGTGGAGGCAATGCAACTACACACTTCCCTATTTGGCATTATGAAATTGACGACATCCTAGTACTAAAGAATAACAAAGGTACTGAGGATAACAGAGTACGTAGATTAGATTACAGTATTCAACTTAATAAATTGATGTACGAAAGGCTGTTAGCTGATAAAGACATAACTTTATTCTCGCCACATGATGTACCAGATTTATATGAGGCTTTCTATTCCGACCAAAAACTATTCGAAGAACTATATGAAAAGTATGAACGCAAGACTTCATTAAGGAAACGCAAAGTAAAAGCAATGGAATTGTTTTCTGCGTTGATCAAAGAACGTGCTGAAACAGGACGTATCTATATCATGAACGTTGACCATGCTAATACACACAGTTCATTCAAAGACACAGTTTACATGAGTAACTTATGTCAAGAGATTACATTACCTACTAAACCTTTACAACACATTGATGACCCTGAAGGTGAAATTGCATTATGTATTTTAAGTGCAATCAATGTTGGTACACTAAAAGACTTAGATGAGTTACAGGACTTATGTAACTTGGCTGTAAGAGCATTAGACGAAGTTATTGATTATCAAAAGTATCCAGTGAAGGCCGCTGAAGTAAGTACAAAAGCAAGACGCTCATTAGGCGTAGGCTACATTGGACTTGCACACTATCTAGCGAAGCATGGTGTTAAGTATTCAGATAAGAAAGCACTTACTAAGGTACATGAGCTATCAGAAGCATTTCAATATTACTTGTTAGTTGCAAGTAATGAATTAGCAAAAGAAAAAGGTGCTTGTGAATATTTTAACCGTACTAAATATAGTGATGGCATTTTACCTATTGACACATACAAAAAGGAGTTGGACGAGATATGTTCAATTACATTAAAGTATGATTGGTCTGCTTTACGCAATGACATATCAGCCCACGGTTTACGGCACAGCACATTGTCCGCACAGATGCCTTCGGAGAGCAGTTCCATTGTGTCGAACGCAACCAACGGAATCGAACCACCTAGAGGGTTCTTGTCCGTTAAGAAAAGCAAAAAAGGGCCTCTTAAACAGATTGTTCCACAGTATACTACGTTAAAGAATAACTATACGTTGTTGTGGGATATGCCAAGTAACGAAGGTTACATAAATATCGTTGCAGTAATGCAGAAGTTTTTTGATCAAGCCATTAGTGGTAATTGGTCGTACAATCCAACTCATTTTGAGAACAACGAAGTTCCAATGAGTGTTATGTTACAAGATATGTTAACAACATATAAGTATGGTTGGAAAACATCATACTATCAAAACACTTATGACTTCAAGAGTGATCCAAGTGAAGAGGAAATTAAGACAGAGACAACAAACTCTTTTGAACCTCAAGTGGGACTACCAGATGGTAAGCCATTAGAAGATGAAGAAGAAATTTGTGATAGTTGTGCTATATAGGGAAGAGGAATAGACAGTGAGTAAGACAGTATTTAATAGAGAAAAAGTAGACTTTACAAAGAGCCATATGTTCTTTGGACCAGATCAAAACACACAAAGGTATGATGTGTTTAAGTTCCCTGTGTTTGATAAATTGAATCAAACAATGCTAGGATATTTTTGGAGACCTGAAGAAGTAAGTCTACAAAAAGATAGAAGCGACTATGCTAACTTCCGTCCAGAACAGAAGCACATCTTTACTGCTAACTTAAAATACCAAACACTACTAGATAGTGTACAAGGTAGAGGACCATGTTTAGCTTTCTTACCACACGTAAGTATTCCAGAGCTAGAAGGTTGTATTGTTACTTGGGACTTCTTTGAAACTATTCACTCACGTTCATATACACATATTATGAAGAACGTGTATGCAGACCCAACTGAAGTATTAGATACTATCTTAGATGATGAAAAAATTATTGAACGTGCTATTAGTGTTACTAAAAACTATGATGCGTTTACAGAAGCGGCAGACAAACACATACATCTTAAAAAAGGAACGATGAGAGATGTTAAGAAGAAACTATTCTTAGCTATGATGAACGTAAACATCTTAGAAGGACTACGTTTTTATGTTTCCTTTGCCTGTACGTTTGCATTTGGTGAACTTAAACTTATGGAAGGTTCAGCAAAGATTATTAGTTTGATTGCTAGAGATGAAAGCCAACACCTTGCATTAAGTTTACACGTTCTTAAGAACTGGATGCGTGGTGATGACGATCCAGAGTTTGCCTCTATTGCAAAAGAGTGTGAAGCAGAAGTTTATGAAATGTGGAAGACTTGCGTCAATGAAGAAAAGGCGTGGGCACACCACTTAATGAAAGATGGATCAATTATTGGTCTTAATGAAAAACTGTTAGGCAACTACGTAGAGTTTATTGCTAACAAGAGATTAAAAGCATTAGGATACAAGCCAATCTTTGATACACCTACAACACAGAATCCCCTACCATGGACACAGCATTGGTTGAGTTCATCAGGGTTACAAGTAGCACCACAAGAAACAGAAGTAGAGTCTTACATTGTTGGTGGTATTAAACAAGACGTTAACACAGACTCGCTCAAAGGATTTAAGTTATAATGGAAACAAAAGAAGCTACTCCACACACTACCGTAGTTTATAGTAAGCCTAATTGTCCTTCTTGTGTAAAAGCAAAGATGTTATTACAAAACAAGAAGATCCCATACACCGAAAGTATAATTGGAAAGGATATCCAAGTTGAAACTCTTATGAAAGAGTTTGAAGTAAACGGATTACCGATGCCAAGAACTGCTCCGCAGATTATATTACACGGTAAGTATGTAGGAGGGTATGAACAATTAGTCCAACATATGGACGACCACGGTATGAACTATGAACACTAGGAGACATTATGTTAATTGAGCCGGCATATAAATTAGGAGACGTTATCACTATTAAACTTACATCAGGTGAAGAACTTGTAGGTAAGTTTGAAGCAGATGACGACAAGACAATCAAAGTAAACAAACCACTTACATTAGTTGCAAGTGAAAAAGGCATTGGCTTACAACAGTTCTTGTTTACTGCTGATATAGATAAATCATATACTATTAAGCATCAAGCAATTACTTTAATACACAAAACAAGACCAGAATTTGCAGAAGCATATACCAAGCAGACAAGTAGCATTGTACAAGCACCCGCTGGTATGGCAGACCTAGTACGTAAATAATCTTACATAAATATTAATATGCACGAGTTTGTTATAAAAGACAAGGGTCAATTAGTCACGTACACAGAGTACGAAGCTATACCTAATGAATTCGACCATGTAATTAAGTTCTTACCTGAAGTTCCACCAGAACCTCATACTGAAGAACAGCATGAAGAGATTGAACAGTGGAATATAAAGTTGCAAGAACTAATGAAAAAGGAGAGATCATATGCCAGCAGTAACTAGAGTAGGTGACGCCGACGTTGCCCATTGTAGCGGAATGACAAGAGCAGTAGGATCTGGTAATGTATTTGCTAACAACATTCCTGTTTCAAGACAGGGTGACGTTAACACAGGACATTTACTTCCACCTGTACCATGTCCGTCACACTCGGCACCAATAGCAGTAGGATCAACAACAGTATTCACCAATAACGTAGGAACGGGCAGGGTTGGAGACGCAATAGCAGGGTGTACTTCGGTCGCGGCAGGCTCTTCAAACGTTTTTGCAGGATAATTTCGCCAATTAAGGCACCAACAAACCACATTTACACAATAACATTACAATTTACAATAATTAATTACGAATATAGGAGATAATATTATGTCAAACATTCATGAACAGATCGTAGCTGAATACGAAAACTATATGAAAGAGTCAGAATCTTTCGAATCAAAAAACGTTAAAGCGGCGGCGGCAAGAGCAAGAAAAGCCTTAGGTAACATGGGTAAACTTGCTAAATCAAGAAGAGCAGAAATCCAAGAGAAGAAAAACTCTCTATAATAATTTCTAGAAATACATTTATAGCATGACTAACCCTCATGCTATATTTGTATGTACATAATTCTATTAACAAAATCATAAATACTCTAGTACAAATTGTTTATTACAAAACATAATCACGAAGGATTAATAAAAAAATATGAGTGAGCGAGTCGTTGGCAAACTGAAATGGTTTGACGCAAAAAAAGGTTACGGGTTTATAACTCCCGATGATGGCGGACAAGATGTGTTCGTACATATATCTGCCTTTGAAGGTGCACAGATAACTAACATTTCGAATAAGATGCTACTAGAATATGAACTTGTTGATAACAGGGGCCGAATGATAGCAGGTAACCTTGTTCGTCCTGATAACTTCAACAGATAATTTAGATCGATTTAAAAGGCTTAGGCAATCCGTCTGAGCCATATATCATTTCGCCTGTGTCAATAAAGGCTCCACACATA